AATAAGACAACAACAGTTCGACAATGCAGAGGCTCGCTACGGCGGTGTCTTGGGAGATCTACGACTTAATAGAGATGAGAGAAGAATGGAAAGGGGTAACCAAAGAGCAGCCAACAGGCTACAAGATTTGGCAGATGTTTCAGACTATCAAGCAGGCTCAGGACAATTTGAATTTGACAAGGGTTTCATAGAATGAGCGATATCAAAAATTTTACATCACAAACGATCATAAACGACATAGACTTCTACAGAGAGTTGCGTGAACGCAGAGGTCTAAAGCAAATAGAACAATTTACAACACCACGTTTAAGACAGCCATCAGTCTCCGACAGAATAAGACTCAAGACTTCTACGCACATCTGGAAATACGGAGATAGATTCTACAATCTCGCACATCAATACTATGGCGACACCCGCTATTGGTGGGTTATCGCTTGGTGGAATGGCATTCCTACAGAAGCTGAAGCAAACACGGGTGATGTGCTTGAGATACCACTAGATTTAAGTGAAACTCTTTTGGTCTTGGGGGCGTGATAGATGACTTGTTATGACCCGAATGGACCGCTCACAAAAGAACAATTTGAACAACTTTTTGAATTAGTTCATGCAGAGTCAAATGAATGGGGCGAGGTTGCCAAAGAGGTTGTTGCTGAACCTCCTCCCGATGGGTTTCTTGAAACCGCTGGGAATTTTCTTACTGACCTTGTTACGCCGGGCGTCGAGGATATCAAAAAACCAGATAATTTTGTTTCTTGGATGTCAGAAAACAAAGAGTTGGTCCCCGGCGTTTATCAAATTTATGCTGATTATAACAGGGATGTCTTAAAAGATAACTCTTTTGGTCCTCCATCTCAGCGGTCGTTTGAGAATAGATACCAACAATCTAAATGTTCTGTAAATACAAATGGGCTCCTCGAACTAATTTTTGAAAAATACGAGTCATCAGTCGGCGGATTCATAAATGCAACCATAATACAGGAGACCAGTCTTGCTGATCAGGGCTTAAACAGTGCTGACATTGCCGCTGCAAGCCAATCAAAAGAGCTTACCGATGCGGCGAGCGCTAAATTAAATTTGGAAAGAAGAGAGTCAGAACAGAGACAAAAACAAATTGAAGTCGCTTTGTTTACGACACCCCCGCCCCAATTCAACGACAGTTGTTTTCTATTATCCAACATTGTAAGTCTAGCAAAATTTAAAAAAAACATGAACCCCGTGAGGCTTCCCTATGTGGACAGCCTAGATTCAAACTTGGCATCAATTTGTAACCTCAAAAATGCTGACCATTCTCCTGAGAATTTCTATAGAAACTCAAACTCTCCGATTCCTATGGATGGAGAAGCGTTTGCTTTTATAAATGATTTGACAAAAGCAGAGCATTTTTCAGAAATGTTTAATCTGACAACCGATAAGATTTCGGCTCTCGTGCCGAGTGTCAGGTTGTATAAAGTAATAACTGACAGTGAGGGAAAGGATGTAGATAACATAGAGATTCAGTTTGATGCCAACCCTTCTGTTGAGTCGTACAAGGATGGAGACAAGAACGTAAGTGCTCTGGATCTATTCAACAATGGCTCTAAGAGGGGTATGGGTGTTGGATTAAAAAGCTTTACATTTGAATTTAGAGGCTCAGATCCATTTTCTATTAAAAAAGATATTCGAGCAACTTTGGGAATACACACAACAAGCTTTAACGACTTAATTATAGAAAGAAAGGGCAAAGGAATGACTTCTGGTAAAGAAGCTCGTTATAGTTTTGCAGAGCTTGCCCTTAAGACAGGAAAAACTCCTGAAGAATTTAGAAAAAAACTATCAACCATCCAACAGGAAAATCTGGATAAGCTAAATTTTAGATTAAAGGCTGTAGTTGGGTGGGCAGTGCCAATGAAAACCTCTCTGTCTTTTACAAAATCAGAGTTCGATGCGATTAGAGACTCTTATATCGTTTTGAATTTAACCCCCGTTACTCATGAATTCAATTTTGGAGAGCAGGGTCAAGTAGATTTTAATATACAATTCCATGCCTATATAACTGATTATTTTAATAATCCCACTTTTAACATTTTTAGTGATTTTCAGATTGAGTCTAATAGGATTGTAAGAAAACTTCTTTACAATTTCTTAAATAAAGTAAACTGTGATAGTGAAGAGTTATCACAAATTAAAAAATCCGACTCCACAGTTATTGCAGCAGAAAAAGTTTCAAGCTTTAAGACGATCATCTCAAGTCTAAAAAGTAGAAAAAAGCTATATTTTTATAACCTCACCGACGAGCAGATATTAGAATTTGTAAGAAATGGGTTTATAAAAAATGCGCCCACACCATCGCAGACTAAAGATAATGGTGTTGATAAGATAAATGAATATTTTGAAACTATTGTTAGCTCGACAGAAGGGTTCAGCGAAGAAGATAAGAAAAATTTAAAGTTCTCTTTATCTGCCGCAACCTCCCAAAAAGGGGAAGTTAGTTTCTTCTTTTTAACAGATTTGTTAGATGTGATAATGGACAACATTGATCGCACACTTGATAAGATTTCTACACAGTTACCAAAAGATAAGCAATTTTTGAATTATTTTGATTCGATCTCCAATCAGGGCTACGACATTTCTGAAGGGTTAAAACAAGATTTCGGAGTCTATCTTGAAGACGGAACGCTTGGGTTAGCCAAAAAAGAATTCCTAAGACTTAAAAAATCTAAAGAACAATTTTCAAAACTAAGAATCGTTTTAGGTCCAACAGAAATTGTAGATCCATTTGATTCCTCCAAAGTAGTGTTTTGTTCTCTCGGAGACATACCAATTTCTTTGAATTTTTTTGTTGACTTTATGAGTTCCAAAGTTTTGTCTAGCGAAGAAGTCTACTATCCAATAAACAATTTTATCAAAGATATCACAAGTGAATTACTCAGAAACTTCCTCAACAATGATTCCTGCTTTGCATTCCAGAACAAGCAGAAAGTTCGAATCTATTCTTCTGTTATTACAGCGTTTAACAAAGAAAAGAATTATGGCTCAAATGTTGATCAAATAACAAAGTATATGTTACCAAGCGGAAATAGAATAAATGCTAAAACTTTTCCAATCAAGCCTTTGCTGAATGTATCTGGACCAAGCCGGAGCCCAGTTGTTCTCACAGAAAACAACAGAGAATATAATTATTTTATTTTTTACGCTGGAAGGTCTTATCCAGTTGACAAGATGAGGGGTAACGAAGCAGAAGATAATAAGAGAGGAATCTTTCACTATATTCAAGGAAAAGACAGAGGTATTGTCCAGACAATCAATTTACAAAAAACCGATTTGCCGGGTCTCAAGGAGTTAAGATTTGAAAAAGAGGGGTTTGATGGTCTGACACAATTAAGAGAAGTCTATAATGCAAGCGTGACTTGTTTTCTAAATGTTCAGACATTTCCTGGCACTTATATCTATGTAGATCCAAAGGGGTTCATCCCAGAATATCAAAAACCTCAAGACTTTACACAATTTGGAATAGGAGGTTATTATATGGTCACTCGTTCTGAACACACAATAGAGGCAGGAAATGCTCAAAGTATTATTACGTCTAAATGGGTAGCAGACACAAATGGCGTTGCTAAAAATGAAGAAGGTTCAGGAAAAGTAGACAGAAAACCCGATAAACAAGTCAAGTGTGCAGTAAAAACTCAAGCAAGAAAAGAGCAAGCTAACGAATCTTCTACTCCAAAAGCGATAAGCAAAGTTTCTGATCGTCCAAACACGGAGCCAAAAGCATAATGTCAACATTTTACAAAGAAAACAACAATGAAACCTCTCTGGAGTTATTTAATAAGAAGCTTGTCTACAAATCTGATGTTTTGAAGACAGGTTACTCAAATCTTATAGATTTCAACTTTGCAGAAAAAGCGCTTTATGGAAAAGTAGGCAGGACCTATGTTCCAATAACTGCTAATCCAAGCTTGGTTAGGTTTAAAGATTTTAAAAGTTCAGGCAATCCAAGACAAAACTTGCAGGCAATAGGATTTGTTGTGGATGCCTTTGAGGCTTTAGCTCAACAATTTAAGAAAGCAGAACAATCAGGCAAAATTTATTCTAACGATCCTAATCTTACTAATCTAAAAGTTTATAAAAGTTATAAGTCAAATAATATTAGTTATGAAGAATATCAAATTAATTTTATTAAAGCTTTAAAGACAAATATGAATATTAATAATATTCATAATTTTCAAACATTCATAAAAGAACTCCTAGCTACTGTTAGTATTGTAACAAGAACTTACCCGTTGTCAATGCCTGCTTACACAAAAAGTAAACTAAATAGCCTGACCAATAGTGGGCTTGCTCTTGAGATTGCTGATGCACCCTATGATAACGATGACCAAAAAATAAATGATTTTGTAAACAGCAAGAATTGGGAGTTCTATGTAAACGCTTGTAACTCTTATGGCTTTATGATCGATATCAATGCTCCCTGGAGATTGATCGCCGACCTTGACTCTGAAGCTATGATGGGTTATGCTAGTGCTTATGGACTTAGAAGTACTGATGCAATCTTGACTTTGGGGTTCTCAACAACTCATAACAGATTTTACAACCAATTACCACAGCAGCTATTGAGACTCTACAACGAAATGGTTCCAACACACATTCCATCATTTGATGAATGTGGTTCTAAGATTATAGCCACAGAACGCTATACTCTTCAGTCATTGCAACAAAAATTCTCAAACGATTTCTTCATGAAGTTTTATTTTGATCTTAGGTTCTCGGAAGAAGAGAACACCTTCAGTATAGCTGAAAAGCAGAGGATCATCAAGGATTGTTTGCAGCTATCAAGATCTTCAGATAACCGCACTGCTCTGGGAGCTTTCGAGCGCTATGTGAACCAACCGTTTGACTACAGAGGATCCTTGAGTTATCTTATAGAAGCACAGAGACTCAGAGAGGACACATGATTTTCCAAACACTTGACGACAAGTCAGAGTGTGTCGGCATCTACACCAACGGAGCCCTTCATTTTGAGGGCATCCCTGGCGGGCTGACCAAGACTTGGAAGTATACTGGATCCATTAAGGATCCTGAAATCAAGTATGCTTGGCTTTACAACGGAGGCAAGAATCTTCAGGAAGCTTGCCCCGAAAGCCTAAAAGAAGAATTAAACGAGGTTCAGAAAACCTTCAAGGCTTATTTGCTTTCGTTTAAGATAGCTCGCATTGACTTGCGACAGAACTGCTTCTTTGATCTCGTCCCATCGGACTTTTTGATGCAGTTTTGCGAGGTTCGTAACAAGATCACCGAGCACGTTTTCGACACTTGTAAGCAGCCAGCCAATTATAATCAGCTAGACAAGATCTATAAGCTAATCCATAAGATAAGCTACCAGAAACTAAACATCAATGTAGATGGCTGCCGCCACCTGATGACCTCCACGAGCGACCGAGAAGACATCAAGAACCTTGTAAAAAACAAGCCGCACTACGTGAGCTATAACCTTTTTGGAACGGTTACGGGGCGTCTCACAACCCAGAGAGACAGCAATCCGATCCTAACTATGAAGGCGAAGTTCCGAGAACTCATCAAGCCAACAAACGACTGGCTTGTGTCTCTGGATTACAATGGAGCGGAGGTCAGAACTTTCTTATCTCTCTCAGGACACGAACAACCACAGGAAGACATTCATAGCTGGAACATGAGACACCTCTATGGAGGTTCTCCCGTAGATCGTGATGAGGCAAAGGTAAGATTCTTCTCCACCCTCTACAATGTGAACGATATGTCGCTCAACGGCTCTGTTTATAGCCGAGAAGGCGTGCTTTCTAAATTTTATAAGGGCGGAAAGATCAACACTCCGACAGGAAGGCAGATTGAAGTAGAACAGCGTAAGGCACTGAGCTACTTGATTCAAAGTACAACATCGGACTTGACCCTAGACCGTGCTGTGGCGCTGGATAAAGCCCTCGAAGACACAAAATCGAAGGTAGCGTTTATTGTTCACGATGAAGTGGTACTAGACATAGCAGAAGAAGACAAAGAGAGAATTCCAGAACTGAAAGCTATGTTTGAGAACAATAGTTTGGGTAAATTTATGGCTAACATCAAGGCAGGCAAGGACTATGGGAACTTAAAAGAGTTGAAGCTATGATTTCGCTAATAGGCATAGGCGAAGCTGGCTGCAATGTGGTCTCTCTGTTTGAGAACCATAGAGAATACAACTGCTTTTTGTTCTCAGAAGGTCAGGAGAATACGAAATACACACGCAAACTATCAAAAGTAGCAAAAGCAGAGGATTGCGAGGGAAAGGCACCCAAACTATCCTCGTACAAGACGGAAGAGGCAATACAAGAAAGAGTACAGGTGTTCCTTTGTGGATCATCTTTCTCTGCGAACTACACACTTGCGATTCTACAGCAAATAAGAGATAGAGAGATAGACATCTTCTATATCAAACCAGATGTAGATTTCTTGATTGGTAACTCAAAGCTACAAGAGCGAGCGATCTTTGGTATTTTACAGGAGTATGCCCGTTCTGGTTTATTCAAGAGCTTCACGATCTTGTCCAACCCTTCAATCGAGAAGACAATAGGCGAAATCCCAATAAAAAAATACTTTGATACAATCAATAAAAGCATCTACTATGCGGTTCATTACCTAAATGTGTTTGATCATACGACTCCGCTTGTAGGTAATCTTTCCAAGCCCTCAGATGTCCAGAGAATCCGCTCTGTAGGCATAGTCTCAGTTGATAAACTAACTGAGAATTGGTACTACAAACTAGAGGAAGATCGTGACGTAGCATACTACTTATGTATAGCAAATGAGCGCTTGGAAACGGACGGAAAACTCCACTCCCGAGTGGTCGAGAGCCTAAAAAACAAACCCCGAAACGCATTCAAAAATGTGACCTATGGAATCTATGAGTCGCCTTATGAAACCGACTTCGGATTCTGCGTGGCTCACACAAATTTCGTTCAAGGACAAAAACTACTTGACAGCAAAGGCTGATCACGTTACTTTATAGATGAGCAAGGGAGAAGCTCACAGACATCCTCCCAAAACAAATACGCTTGACAGGACTTGGACAGCGTGTTACATTAAGATGGTAAGGAACGCTTACTATACTATACCCAACAACAAGGAGACTACAATGGGAATCAACATGGAGCTAATGCGGAAGAAGCTCGCCGCACTACGAGGAAATGGAAAGAGCGACAGGACAAGCGTCTGGTTCAAGCCAGAAGAGGGCGACACTGATGTGCGAATCGTCCCTGCCAAGGACGGAGACCCTCTGAAGGGGGTGTTCTTTCACTATAACATCGAAGGACATCGCGGCGGCGTTATGTGCCCTAAGCGTAACTTCGGTGAGGCGTGCCCAATCTGTGATTTCGCTTCACAGCTATGGAAGGACGGCACCGAAAACAACGACGAGGAGACTAAGAAGCTTGCTAAGTCTCTCTTCATTCGTAATCGTTACTTCTCACCAGTAGTGGTGCGAGGGCTTGAGAGCGAGGGCGTGAAGGTCTATGGTTACGGCAAGCAGGCTTATGAGCTTCTGCTGGGTTACATTCTAGACCCCGAGTATGGCGATATCACCGACCCGCATGGCGGCACTGACATCACCATCACTTACACAAAGCCGACTACTCCGGGCGCTTACCCGAAGACAAACATGAAGATGCGTCGTAACACCAGTCCGCTCCTGCCAGACGCAGATGCCATCCCTGGTCTGCTTCAGAACATGCCCGACATTGATGGACTATTCACTCGTCACAGCCCCGATGAGGTGTCAGCCATTCTTGATGGTATGCTCTCTGGCGACAAGTCAGCAGAGAGCCGCTCAAGAGAGACAACGCAGTACAATCAGGGCGGCAAGTCCAGTGTTGATAAGGCATTCAACGATCTAATGGCTGGCTAGTAAAAGCTCCAAGCTCCAGTCTGCCCCCACCCCTAAAAAGGTGGGGGTTTTCTGTTGCGCTTTTAGTAAATCTGTGTTATAATTACTACTGGGCTTCGGCTCAAAAATAAATAAAGAAAAGAAAAGTTAAAAATAAGGAGAACTTAATGACTAAAGCAAAAGCTAAGGCTGGACGTGTATCTATGTCCGATCTTAGAGCGATGATAAACAAAAAAGCAGGTCGCAATGTCGCTCACGACCTACGAGAAGACAATCCCACAGAAGTAAAACAGTGGATTCCAACAGGATCCCGATGGCTTGATTCTATCGTTTGTAAGGGAAAATACGCTGGCATTCCTGTCGGTAAGGTAACAGAGTTAGCTGGCTTAGAAGCGACAGGTAAGTCGTTCTTAGCAGCCCAGTGTGCCGCAAATGCACAAAAGATGGGAATTGGAGTAATCTACTTTGATTCCGAGTCTGCGATTGATCCAACCTTCTTGGAGAAGGCTGGGTGTGATATTGGAGCTATGATGTATGTTCAAGCTCAATCTGTAGAGTTTGTGCTTGAGACTATTGAAGAATTATTAGGAGCAGCAGACGAGCAATTACTATTTATCTGGGACTCTCTAGCATTCACTCCGTCAGTTTCAGATGTAGCAGGTGACTTCAATCCTCAGTCATCGGTGGCAACCAAGGCTCGCATTCTTGCGAAGGCGATGTCAAAGTTGGTTATTCCTCTAGCAGACAAGAAAGCCACGTTCCTTGTTCTCAATCAGTTGAAGACTAACATCCCCCACGGACCAATGGCAAGACAGATTGCAATGACAACGCCCTACATCACCCCCGGTGGAAAGGCTATGCACTATGCTTACTCTCTTCGTATCTGGCTTACAGGTCGTAAGAGCAAGGCAGCCTATGTGCTTGATGATAATGGTTTTCGCATTGGTTCGGAAGTCAAGGTCAAACTTGAAAAGTCTCGCTTTGGAACACAGGGTAGGACTTGCACATTCCGAATCTTATGGGGAACAGAATCAATTGGTGTGCAATGTACGGAAAGTTTATTTGAGGCTCTTAAGAATTTTATGTCTGTTGCTGGCTCTTGGTACACGTTTGAGCACAATGGTTATTCTAAGAAATTCCAGCCTAGCAAGTGGGTTGAAGTAATGGATTCTGACCCGGAGTTTAGGCAACATGTTTATGATTTTATGGATGAAGTCGTGATTCAAAAGTTTGACAAGCGAGAAGGAGAAGCGTCAGATTTCTATGAAGTAGACAAAGCCTCTTGACAGCACGCCTCCACCCTGTTATGTTATAGGGTGGAGGTAACCTATTTTGTTAGAGCATAAATTGAAGACCCGACTACTTACTGTGGAGGACATAGAAATGAAGTCGGGTATCTATCAAATCAAAAATTTAACAAATAATAAAATCTACATAGGCAGTTCTGTTGACATAAAGGCACGCTGGGCAGGTCATCGAAGCGACCTGAAAAACAAAAAGCACCACTCAAAACACCTACAGCGCTCTTGGGAGTTGCATGGTTCTAATGCTTTTGAATTTATGATCTTGGAGGTTGTGAAAGATTCTGAATTGCTCTTGGAAAGAGAGCAACATTATCTAGACACCCTCAGACCTTATGAGAGGGAGGTAGGCTATAATAATTGCAGAGAAGCAGGAAGACCTACTGGCTATAAACATTCGGAAGAAACTAGAAGAAAAATGTCTGAAACAAAAAAAGGACATAAACATAGTGAAGAAACGAAAAGAAAAATAGGGATTTCACAAAAAGGGAAGCACATTTCTGATGAAACAAAAATAAAACAAAGCATTTCTGCCAAAAAACGATGGAAAAGGACAGATGCCTGTACGGAGGAAACGAGAAAGAAAATGTCCGAAGCACATAAAGGTAGAAAGCCTTGGAACAAGGGCATAAAAACTCCGCAAGAAGTTAAAGACAAAATTAGCAAAACCCTCAAAGGTAGACCCTCTCCAATGAAGGGAAACAGGCACTCCGAAGAGACAAAGAGGCTAATGAGTGAAGTAAGAAGCGGCGAGAACAATGCCAGATCAATAATGACTTGGGAAAAAGTTAGAGAAATAAGAAGGCTTTATGCCGCTGGCGGCATCAGCCAACAAAAACTAGCAGACCAATTTGGGTGCTCCAAGGGCTGCATTAAACACATTCTAAAAAACAGATCATGGAGAGAACAATGAAGAGAGTTATGATAATAGACGGCCTAAATCATTTTTTAAGGGCGTTCATAGTCGATCCCAGTCTGTCTAATCATGGACAGCCAATCGGTGGCATCAAAGGATCTATGAAGATTCTGCAAAAACTCGTAAGAATGACAAAGCCAAACGAGATTGTAATATGCTGGGACGGACCAAATGGTTCACAAAAACGTAAGGCTCTCAATTCAAATTATAAGCAAGGTCGCAAACCACTGCGCCTCAATCGTTCTGTTCATAATCTAACTGAGAACGAAGAACTACAAAACAAAGTTTGGCAACAAATGAGAACAATTGAATATCTCAATCAAATGCCAATCATCCAGCTTATTCTTGAGAGAGTTGAGGCTGACGACATCATCTCTTATGTCTGTAATTCATCGCACTACAAGGGTTGGCAGAAAGTAATTGTCTCAAATGACAAAGACTTTTTACAGCTTTGTGACGAAGAGACTGTGGTTTATCGCCCAACCACAGATAAGATTGAAACCAAGAAGACTGTGATTGAGTCTATGGGGGTTCATCCCACCAACATGGCGCTCGCCCGCGCTATGGACGGAGACGCCAGCGACAATCTTCCAGGCGTCAATCGTGTTGGAATGAAGACGATCGCCACCAAGTTGCCGTTTATGAAAGACGAGCGAACCATTACGATCGATGAGCTACTTGATTACTGCGAGAGCATTGATTCAAAGCTGAAAGTCTACAAGAACATCTCAGAGTCAAAAGCACTTATCGAACACAACTATCAGATGATGCAGTTGTATGCTCCGCTGATCTCCATCCAGGGCAAGCAGACTATTGACTATGCCCTTGAGAACTTTGAGTGCGAATTCAACAAGACCGAACTGCTAAAACTAATGATGGAAGACGGCTTTGGAGAACTAAACTGGGAAGAATTGAAGACATTTCTAAACCGAATTTCTAGGGAGTGTAACGATAAGTAGTACTATTTACTACCGAGGTATAGTAAATGAGAGAAGAAACAATAAGCCTATCCTTATCAGATGATAACGGTGCCGAACACAAGGTTGTGTTTAGGAAAGGTATTTATGATAGCAATCTGTGGATAGCTGAGATTGGTGAGCTTTATGCAAAAATTCTAATAAGAAAAACACAGCGTAGATATGCTGGGACACTGAAGGATATTTTTGAGTGGCATTCCTACCAGCGAGAAGATGAATATGAGAAAGAAGAATTGATAGCTGAAGATTTGGATTATTCTTTCGAGAAGGCTGCCCAAAGTGCAATGTTCAGTCTGGAAAAGAAAAGCGTTCCAAGTATCCCTCTTGCCGCCCAACACCTTCCGCTTGTAAAGAGCGAGGTCGCGGTAAGTCTTGGGGCAAGAAGTCAAAAGCAGGAAATGAATGAGTCTCTGTTTGATTTAAGAACTATTTACAACGAGGGCAAAACTATGGAATTTACAGAAGACTACACCAAGCAGGTTATCAAAGAAGAACTTACAAAAATTGTTAAAGAAGGAGAAATTGTAGATTTACATCCAGATCCTTTTCCAGAAATACCTGATAGTGAAATAAGCAGGCAAGACAAAAGAAAACTTGCGGACGCGGCGCTCGACTATGATTTAGGATCTGAAGTTGATGATCTTGAGTGGAATATATCCAACATCTTAAACAATAGAGGAGAAATTTTAAGTAAACCTGAATTGTATAATTGGCTTAAGGAAACCCATTCTTTTGAGTACCCACAGGCATTCGATATGGCAATTCACAATTTATTGATGAGTTCGGAGATTTTCTATAACAAAAAGACTAAAGAATACTTTGGCAAACAGTTTGCAGACTCTTTTCCATCTGAGAAAATTTTGCCTCTTTCATATTACAGAAAAAAAACAAATCCTTACAACGAGGGCAAAACTATGGAATTTACAGAAGACTACACCAAGCAGGTTATCAAAGAAGAGTACGAGGCACTTCTTGACGAAAAGAAGAAGAAGCCTTGTAAGACTGCTAAGGGCAAGCGCTCTGCAAAGATCAAGAAGTGCAAGAATCCACCTTGCGCCAACGCACTATCACGAAAGAAGTGGAAGTGTCGCGGCTCTAAGTCTATGAAATAGATAGACAGCGCCAAGAGTAAAAATAAAGCGTAACTCGCCTTGACTTTTTATCTAGGTGTGTTATATTTAGTAGTGCGAGACCAAGGAGCGTTATGCTTGCACACAAGGCAGACTTTGGAAGGTACGGAAAGTCCTTCCAAGAGGGGTTGGTTCAACTCATTTTTGAGGACCGACCCTTCGCAGATCAAATAACCGAAGTTCTAGATGTTGAGTTTCTAGAACTTGAATACCTCCGCACATTTGTTGCGAAGATAGTCCATTACAGGACAAAATACGGGAAACATCCATCCACAAATGCGATGATCTCTATCTTACGGACAGAACTTGACCGCGAGAGCGAAGTAACACAGCAGCAGGTTCGTGACTACTTTGCGAGAGTCCACACAAATGAAATTGCTGACGACATAGATTACATCAAAGAGACTTCTCTTGACTTCTGCCGCAAGCAGAAGTTGAAGGAAGCAATGATGAAGTCAGTCAATCTTCTACAGACCTGTTCTTTTGACGAGATCTCAAAGGTAATCAACGATGCCCTAAAGCTGGGCTCTGAGAATAACTTTGGTCACGACTTCATTGCAGACTTTGAAGAGCGCTACAAGCCGAAGTTTAGACTCCCAGTTACAACAGGATGGAAAGAGATTGATACTATCACAAGTGGTGGACTTGGTAGAAATGAGCTTGGCGTCGTTATTGCCCCTACTGGTGCAGGTAAGTCTATGGCTCTTGTTCACCTTGGATCTCAAGCTATTAAAGAGGGCAAGACTGTTGTTCATTACACTCTGGAGTTGCAGGATATGGTTGTTGCTTGTCGCTATGACTCTTGTATCACACAGTATCCTTTGTCCGATCTCACAAACTTCAAAGACGAGATCTTTGAAGAGATCAGCAATCTTGACGGAACTCTAATCGTCAAGGAATACCCAACCAAGTCTGCCTCAACGAACACCATCAAATCACACCTCGCCCGTCTAGTAAAGAGGGGCATAACGCCCGGTCTAATCATCGTAGACTACGCAGATTTGTTGAGACCCGTCGTAGTGCGGAAAGAAAAAAGAACAGAACTGGAGTCAATCTACGAGGAGCTACGAGGACTATCCAATGAAATGAATTGTCCTGTCTGGACCGCCTCACAGACCAATCGCTCTGGTCTAAATGCTGAAGTTGTTACTATGGAGCAGATCTCTGAGGCATTCAACAAATGCTTCGTGGCTGACTTCATCTGCACTTTGTCTCGCACCATCGAAGACAAGCAAAACAACAAAGCAAAGATGTTTATTGCAAAGAATCGCAATGGACCTGATGGGATCATCTATGACTTGTTCATGGACACATCAAGTGTAAACATCAAAATGTTGCCTAAGCCGGCTATTCCTGCTGGTGCTGGACTACAAGTTGCAATGAATCCCGTTGCAATTGGCGCGAAGGAACAAAAAGAAATCTTAAAAAACAAGTATGACAAGTTCAGAAAGCTAAGGAGTAACAGCAAATGAGAACACACATTCGTAGATTTAAACTATCAGATACATTTATAGAGCAATACAAAGATCGTGAAGTCCCGTGGGGTCCTCTCGGTTATGTAACTTTTAAACGCACCTATGCACGCCGCCTAAGTGAGTTCAACGAGGAGGCTACTGGAACTGAGGAGTGGTTCCAGACTTGTAGGCGAGTCATCGAGGGAATGTTTGACATGCAGAAGCAGCACGTCTACAAACTCGGTCTTGAGTGGAATGACGCAAAGTCACAGAAGACCGCTAAAGATGCCTATGACAGACTATTCACTCTAAAGTGGACACCACCCGGTCGTGGACTGTGGATGATGGGCACCAAGTTTGTAAACGAGCGCACAGCCGCTGGCTTATTTAACTGCGCTTTCCGCTCCACTAGAGAGGTAGGTACCAAGGGTGGCTACTTGTTCTCTTGGATGATGGACGCTCTTATGTTGGGCATTGGTGTC